TGTACAATGCAATCCTGTATTACCACTCGTACTTATAGTTACGCCAGCAGTGTGGTCATAACTATAAAACTCAGACATTTCATGTGGTGCTACACCATCAGGTCTATCAGCAGCAGCATTTGCTGTGTTGATAACGTGAGAAAAAAATGTACCAGTACCATCTGACAAACTTTTTAAACTAGCATTTGTTCTATTGCTAGCATAACCTAGTTCAGATTGTATCTGACTTATTTTTATTTCTCCTGATGACTGTAAAGCCATTTATTACTCATCGTCTTTAATTGCTTGATATTCTACTAATTCAGCTTCTACATCTACTAATTCAGCTTCTAGTCTTGCTTTTTGAGCTTCTGCATCTGAAATAGCACTATCAACATCTTTAGTTTCTTCATAATCCAAAACAGTAACATCGTTACCATTTGCATTTTTCATTACTCTAGTATGTTTAATTGAAACCATTTTTGGCGAATCAACTGATTCTTGTGTTTTTTCTGCGATTACTTTAGCCATTTAATTTCTCCTTAAGTTCGTTAATTTGTTGTTGTTGTTCGTTTACTGCTTCTATTAATAAAGAAACAATTTTTTCATATTTAACTGCTTTGTATCCACTATCTCTAGTTTCTACAACTTCAGGTAAAACTTTTTCTATTTCTTGTGCTATTACACCTACATCGTGTCCTTCGTTAGGATGTATTTCTTTATCTACAATCCAATCAAACTCAACACCTCTAATCTTAGATACTTTATCTAAAGCATTATCTATAGGTTTAACATTTTCTTTTAATCTTTCGTCTGAAGAATAATATGCTATAACATCATTACCAGCTCTAATAACTCCATCAGTTGTATCTACTGCTACATTAACTCCTAATGAACCTCCGTTTAATACTAGCCCGTCTCCATTCCAAGTACCTCTAATGCTATTACCAGCACTAAATCTAATATTGTTAGAACCATTACGGTAAAATCCTAAATCAGGGTCATCTACAAAACTCAACGATGGAGCAGCTGCACTACCACCTGAAACTTTTAAACCATTTTTAGAAATTCGAGCACACTCTACATCTCCGCCTGCATCTCCAATAACCCATCTAAAATCTCCACCATATCTTCCAATTCTTGACCTAAAATATCCTGTACCATTATTATCGTAATATGCCAGTGTTGCATTTTCATAAGCATTACTACCAGGTGTGTCGGTTCCACCTAAAAAGTTAATACCAGGGGAATAATCACTTCCACCGTGTTCTACATATATATCTTTTGCATCAAGATATCCATTAATTTTTAAAAAAGTATTGTAAATATCTAATATACCACTTCCATTAACTACTACATCCATACGACTTGAACTACCAGTATTTTGTTGCAAGTATGTATTACCACCTGCTCCGTCAAGTATAAGTTTTTTAGTATTAGCTAACTCCAATCCAGTAGTGGTTAATCTTGCTATTTCAAATCCAACACTAAATCCTATAACGTTTCCATCAGGGTGAAATATTCCACATTGGTCGTTAAACCACCAGGTATAATCAGGTGTAGTAGCAGTTGAATATCCATTATTAGCTCTAATATATGCTTTAGAGTTATTATTAATTGGTCCAAAAACATGATTAACAAAACTTCTATTGACAGAACCAAATCTATATCTTTCATCCCCAGAATCTGTATAAACTTTAACTGCATTATCTGCAATATCTATTCTATCGTTAACACCATCTGAACTACTAAAGTTTCTTCTTAAACTTAAATCTTCATCATAAGCACCTACAATACCACTATCTACTATAATTTTATTATTAAAGTAAAATTTACCTCTATCAGTATTTATATGACCCCAACCGCTATTAGCTGGTCCTAATTCTATATAACCATTATCAGTTATAAATCTATGATATGCAGAACTACTACCTGTATGTGCGTGATGATAATGAGCCCTAGTATCATCTACATATAATTCTAAATAATCAGTTGTATCTCCATTTTGATACAATCTTAAAACATTATTTGATAGTAATTGCATAGCAAGACCTTCTGTACCCGATTGTCTTGTCCAAAATCTTAAATGTCCACTTCTATTAGCTTGACTACCATCAGTTAAATAAGATGATATTCTTGCCACACTATTTGTACCACTTTGACTATGACCAAATATTAAACTTCCACCACTCCCAGCACTTGTTTGTGTATTTCTAATTTCAAATGAAGGGTTAGAATTATATCCCATTATTGCACTACCGCTATTAAGCATTAAAAGCATTGCTTTACTTGTAGCTCTATTATAAAAATATATTTGACTTGAATCGTGTTCTATACTTATTTCATTACCGCCACTTCTTGAAAATCTTATCATTTGGTCTGAACTACTAGCAAGTCTTAAATTATTATTGCCGCTTATATCCATTGTAAAGGTTGACCCTGGCGTTGTTTGGTCTGTTTCACCATATCCTAGTCGCATACTATGTGCTACTGTTAACTTACCATTTGTAGTTACAGCCATAGCTCCGCCAGCTTGTCCATGATTAGTATCTCCCCACCAAAAACCTCTATTATCTGTATTACTCATTTGGAATGTCATAGCATAATCAGTACCTAATCCACCAAAAGTAAAACTATTTTGCATACCTATTGCATAAGCAGAAGCACTCCAAACTCTATATTTATCTCTAGTTGAAGCTGCTGGCATTACAATCTTATTTACACTAGTGAAACTTAAATCTAAACCATTACCATTTACTCTCATTCTTTCAGTGCCATCAGCTATAAAACGTGTTTGATTAGTTTCTATAGAAATCATATCGGTATTATTTTGACTTCTTAATTCTAAAATCTTTCCTGATTGACTTGTTACTATTACTTTACCAGTATCCCAAGTTAATTGTCCATAATCAGCAGCAGCACCCCATTTAAATACACCATCTCTTAATGTAGCTCTCGTAGTACCATTTCTACCACCATCTCTAAATTCTATAGGGTCTGTACCACCTGAGTATAATCTTAGTTCATGTGATTCTGCACCAACGCTTAATCCACCACTACCATTGTCAAATATTCTTTGGTCATTAGCAAAATTAAGTCTTACTGGTTGCGTTATTTGTAAAACACCATCAGCTAAATACATTTGTTCTTCACCGCCAGTAGTAAAACTTATTGCATCAGCTGACCTACGATACATACCAGTATCAGTATCGCTATCAAAACTGTAAGCAGGTGAAGCTGCACTTCCATTGCTAGTATATACATTTCCACCAGTCTTTAAATTTCCACCAGCTTGTATTCCTTCTTCATGTGCAAAACCATAGTTATTTAAATTTTCTAATTGATTTCCATGTAAAGAATAACCAGTAATACTATTTTCTATTGTAGGTGTGTGTATTGTATGGTCGCTATAATGATTATTATCTCCCATACGAAATATTTTAACTTCATAAGCAGAATTAGCTGTTACATAAACTTGAAGAACTTTTTCTCCATAGGTATTATCACTATCTTGACTTAATACTCTTACACCAGTAATTCTATTTTGGTGTCCACCACAATTTATAACAGTAAAGTTGCTATCCATAAAACTTCTTAACCAATGTAGTCTAATAAATCCGTGGTCACCAGAATCTCCGTCTGTAACTAATATTTCTCCAGCTTTTCTACCACTTGTGTTAGTAGCTACTGTCATCCAACCTGGACCTACTGTAGCAGAAGCACTACCTTGTCTTCTAAAAAATCTTGTTGAATCATATCCGTCTAATGTAGCAGCATTTCCACCACCACTATTTGCAGCAACATAATCTGCAATAGCTGCAGAAGTCATTACAGTAGTATCATTATCTGCGAACGATTCAGATGATGTTGTTATTGCTGATGCTAAAAAGTTTGCTACCTGAATACTATTTAAATCTGCTAATGTACCTAGTCCTAAATTAATTTTTGCATTGTGTGCATTTGTAGCACCAGTACCACCTTCTGCTATTGCTAGTGCTGTACCTAATGTTAAAGAACCAGGTATATCAACTACTCCACTACCAGTTAATTTCATTCTTACACTGGATTTTAAATCATCACTATCGGCAAATATGAAGTCGCTACTATTATCTGCCACTCCCATTCTTAAAGCCCTAACACCAGTTCTTTCCATTTTAAGAACTACTGGACTTCCTGTAATATGCAAGTTAGCATCAAGATTTTGTTCTCCAATACCAACACGACCATTAGATTTTTTAATAGTCAATACATTAGAAGATGTTCCGTAAGAATAAACTTGAAGTAAATCAGAACCAGTTCTGTATCTTAACTGCATTTCAGCATCGCCAAAATCTAATCCAGGGTCACCATCAGCATCTTTTAATCTAATAATACCAGTACCATTGATTTGCAAATCTCTATTAGCTGTTGTACCGCCAATACCTACATTTCCAGATGAATTTATAAATAAAGCAGTTTGACCAGCTGTAATTAAAGATATTTGGTCACTACCATAAGTTGCACCATTACCAAATACAATAGCTGCAGGAGTACCACCAGTTTCATTTTCATTAACAATACCCCTGGTCATTATATAACCATCGTATGATACTAAAGAATCTCCAGTTAAAAACGAAGATGTAGCTGTGCTATTGCCACCACCAATAGGTGTTACAGTAGTACCTACTTTAGTATATAATTGATTACCAGTATAATCATATACTAATTCGTACTCTGATAAAGCAGCAGCACTAGGTGCACCATCACCTCGTTTAATTAAAAATCTATTTGCCATAACTCTGTATTAAGCTTGATATATTCCAAAATCTAAAACTGAACCAGTATCTACAGTTGCAGCTATTGTAAGTCTAACAGGTTTATTAAATTGAAATCTATCTGTACCATCATTATTTATCCAAGTTAAAGTTGGTGCAGTACCATGCGTACCTATAGTAAGACCAGCTCCATTTACTCCAGCAGCTGATGCTGGGTCAGCACTAATATTACTAGCTACAACAATATTTTTATCTTTAACTGTTAAGTTATCAGAATCTACAGTTGTTGTAGTACCTTCTACTGTTAAATTACCTGTTATTGTTACATTGTTAAAACCTGTAATATTTTTACTTGAATCTACTACTACGGCTTTAGAAGCTGCTACTGTACCTGCTGTTGCTGTAGTACGATTTAACTGTGCTGCAGTAGCTGTTACTGCAGTTCCACCTATTTCTAATGATGATACATTTAACTCACCACTACCACCATAAATAGCTGCTTTATTTGCAACCACTGTACCAGGTGAAGCTCCATCTAACCTATTTAATTCAGCTGCTGTTGATGATGTTTCTAAAGTAACTTCACCATTTGTTACATTAAAATCTAAATCATTAAATTTAGCCATACCTATTTGTGAAGTACTAGCAGTTCTAATTAACGCTGTTGGTGTAATAGTAACTGGACTATTACTAGTTTGTTTACCGATATAAAGAATATCATTATGTCCATCATATGCTAATTCAGCATTTGCTAAACTACCTGGTACACCGCCACTGCCATATGCGTTTCTTTTAATTTGTAAAACATTTGCCATATCATTCTCTCCTTATGGTGTATATGTACCACCATCTATTAGTTCATCTTGTAAAAGAACATCTTCGTCCTTTACACTTATTGTTGTTTGGCCTCCAGACTCAGCAGTTTCTATCCCTGTTCCTGCCACTATATCTGAACTAAAGTTATCTGCTTCTGTAATTACTACATCTGCAGTGCCATTATCCACTTTTAATTTATTGTCATCATAAAAAACAATTTTTTTATACACATCTTTAATCTTATTAGGACTTGTTAAACTTCCACCCATAATTATCTCCTATGTATTTTTTATCCTATCTTCATAACTAGAAACTGGTATAGCTGGATTACTAATATCGGTATATATAGAATCGCTTGCCAACCCAATATCTGTATAAGATACATTAACTTTACCTTTATCTGTAGTATTGACATCGTTAGTAATAGGTAAATCTGTACTAGAAACATCAACAAGAATGGATAAATCAATAAAGTTTTCATTTATATTGTCATTAAAATGTTGTATCAAATCATTAAATGATAAACTATGGTCATCAAATGATGTTAATCCAAATTCTCCTATTCTCCATGTTCTTGCCATTAGTAACTAGATTGTTTAACGTGTCTCATACCACTAATTCTATTTCTATTCTTAAATGTTTTACCTTCTTTAACACCTTTTTCAAATTTTTGATTAAAATATCCAGCCATTTGAATCATTTCTGGTTTTTGTTCATATCCAAGTTGAATAGCTTTATCAACTAAATACTGATGAAACTGAGTTGGTAATTCACTTGTTTCTGTCATCAAACTAGAACTATTACTACTATCAGTAACTTGTCCGCTTAAATTAATCTGCTTACCAAAATGGTCAGCTTTTTTATGATAAAATAAAGTAACAGTTAATGCTTTATCTAAACTTTTAAATCTTTTACTTCTACTTTCTAATGGGTCAAATACAGCTAAAGCTATAGAATCTCTTTCTACCCAAAAGACATTTTCTTTTATTGAGCGACTTAATACTCTTGAATAATTATTTGACATTAATCTATATCCCTATATTCTGGTCTACCTAACAATCTCTTAATAGAAATATTATTACCATCTTCATCTGCTAAGTCAACCGATTTAATTTCTAAAATACCTTCTTTTAATCCATAATATCTTTGCCCAGATACAGTAGTAAATTGAGTAGCTTCATCAAGTATTAATGTCCTTTGACAAAATTCATCTGATGCTTGATTTAACATTTCAATAATTTCAACATTACCTAGTTCTGGATGATGTTTTTTTACCATGTCTATCATTTTTTGTAATGTCATATTATCCTCCTACGTATGGTTCTAAAAATGAAACTAAAGCTTGTGAAACTTTTACATATTGTGATTCATACCACTGATATTGTGATTGGTCTCCAGTTAATTCCATCTGATAATTTTGTAAATAACTATTTATTTTTGATAAATATGCAGATGCTAGTTCAACATCTTCATCTTGTATATAATCACCAACAATATCAAGCCACTTAGTTATATCTCTTCTATCTGCATCACTACTTACATCTCCTGCTGTCACTGTAGTTAAATTAGAATCTGTTGGTTTACCTATCGCATTCATTTTTGTAATTAATACATTAGCAGCTGCAAATAAAGTTACACCTCTAGTTAACTCAGGCAACAATCCAGTTAAAGTTGAATAATTATCAGTTAAAGTAAATGTTGTATCTGGTGTAATAGCACCTACTTTACCAGGTTCTGAATTAGAAGGTTCTGGTGCAATATGAAGTACATTATTTTTTATATAATATACAGGTCCTGTAATTGTTGCTCTATGTAAACTTGCAGGGTCAAAATATGCTCCTGACATAGATGGTTCTCCTTCTACACATGGTCTATCTACAGTACCATCATTTCTTAAAATATAATCTAACGACATTACATTTTCTAATGGTAATGTTACTCCATTACTATTGTTTAAAATTGATTCAGTTGATAATCTTTCTCCCATTTCAGGATTAGTTAATACAACAGAATAAATATATTTTACACCATCTTTTGCAAATTGCAATGCCTGTGCAGTAATATCTGGACTATCTATATCGCCAGTATATGCTTCTATATCTGTTTTAATACTCATTTTTCTCCTTTAAAATTCTTTGGGGGAGTATATTGCAACTCCCCCGTATTCAACTATTAGCTAAATTTCAATACAGCGTGTGTTTCTGGTAGTTGAATTTCAAGACCTGCTTCTGTAAGAATCATGTCTTTTCTTCCGTCAACATCGTTGTTTTGAATGTTAGTAATAACTTGAGTATCTCTAGACTCACCATTACCAGCAAGTGGTCTGTAAGCTACGTTATTTAAATCGATAGCTACAGCATGGTTAGCCCATGGACCTCTAAATAGTGGTTCCATAACAAAGTTAAGAGTACCATATAAAGTATCTACTTGTGTTACGTTAACACCATTAAATAGTGACTGTCCTTTGTCTAAAGAAACACCATATGGTGCTGATGTAGGTACACCTGCTGCAGATGTTCCAACACCACTCGCCATGGTATTTCCTAGGAAAGACTGTCCACCTAGTTTGTTAAGCCAGTTCATGATAGAACGTGAAGCAAGTACCATTTTACTGCCACCTGCTGCAGATTCTGCATCAAAAATATCTGACATAGCATCTACGAAGTCATCGTACCCTGATGAAGCGTAAGTAAAGGTTTTAACCTTTCCATATACTTCTGTGTAAGGTAAAATACCCCATGTTTTTCTGTGTTGTGCTGTTGAACTTTCGTTAACTTCACCATATCCGAATAGTAAAGCATTCTCAATGTCCATCTTATGTTCCATAAGTTTTTCTTGATATACTCTCATATATTCGTTTGCATCACCTCTGTAGCGTGTAGCTAAAGAAGTACCTGAGAATAGAGGTACTGCAGTTTTAAAAATCTGACAGTATCCTTCTCTTGCGAAGAACTCATCTCTCCATCCTTCTGGTGCTGTATCACCTTCTGCATAAGCAGAGCCAATAACTTGACCTGGTGCATTATCTAAGTGAACAATTTTATCTCCACTTGCTAATGCTGTTACATCTACTTCACCGTTTTCAACACCAAGTTTAATAGCTTTAACAAATTCAGCTTTAATTCCTGTATCGATTGTATTTTGAGCTACTTCTTGTATTCTGTAATATACTACAAGCTTTGCATCACTACTTGGACCAGCTGCTGCATCAAGGTCTCCCTCGATTGCAATCATTTGTCCTTCTGTTAAAAACTCAGCTTTGTAGGGTCCTCCTGCTTTTCTTCCATAAATATCGTAATCAACATCTACAAGGTCATCTGCTTTGACTAAGTCAAAAGTAGCTTGTGTAGGATTATTTCCTGCAGGTGTAGTAATCATACCATCCACAAAAAAGTTTCTACGTTGCCATTGATGTCTTTTTTCTAAGAACTTAAATACAGGGTCATCTGTAGGTTTCTTAGCAACTTTAGATAAATATGCGAAGAAAGGCGAAGCAGCTGGATTTAATTCAGCTACTCTTTCACCAAAGTTAAATATTCGTCTTGAATCATTAATAGAAACCTGTCCCGCTAGGGCATCGCTTCCACCAATACTTCCAGAGAATATTCCATTTGCGTCTTGTGCCATTTTGCCTTCTCCTTAAATTAGAATGGATTACGCTTGTTTAAATTATTAATCATCGCATCCATCATTTTATCTTCTATGTTTTTAGTTGGCGACTGGTCACTAGCTCCTGGCTGTACTCCGATAGGTTTTGGTATACTTAGTTTTTCATTACGTTGATTCATTACTGCAGCTTTCTGTTGAGCTTCTGGGGTTATCTGTGTAACCTGTTGTGAACCTTTGTTCTGTCTCAGTTGATGTAGTTGCACTAAATTATCTAACGATAATGATTCTGGTGATGACATTTGAGTAACAAAATCATTTGCTTGCTCGGGAGTATAATTATATTTTGACTGTAAGTCTCGTATAACTTTTTGGTCCCTTGCTAATGCTTCTTGTTCTTGTTGTGTTTTTGTCATCGTTTGCATTACTTGCTCATTTGAATTTGCTACATACTCTGACATAGCTTCCAAATAAGATTCCTGCCTTGCTAAGTACTTTGCTGACGTGCTATCGGGGTCAGTCAAAGCTTCAGAACGGTCGAAGTCAGCTGGTTTAGAAGGTTTAACAGGTTTTTCTAAAACTGTTTCCTTTTCAACTTGAGGTGCAGTAGCAGGTTGTCCCACTTTTGTCATAACATCTGCCATTTGTGATTTCAACATATCTACTTCTGCTTGCCTTTTATCAGCTTGACTTTGCCAATATTGAAATTGACTAGGGTCGTTCTTTGGTTCCTCTGTAATCTGAGTCTCAGCTGTTTCACTTTGAACTACTTCTTGGCTGACAGGTGCAACCTGTTCTTGTGCTTGTCCAAATATTTCGTTAAAAATGTCATCTGAAGCAGTTGTCGGCTCAGTCGTTACACCTTCTACTGCTTGCCCATTTACATTGTCCATTGTATTTTCTTCCATTTTATCTCCTTGCTAACTCTCTAAATTATCTTCCATTGGCTCAAATATGTCTATTTGTGCTTCTGCGTCTTGTAAATTAGAGTTCATTAGCTGTTCTTTTGCGTCATTCAACCTTGCTTTATAAAGCGTAGTTGCCATATCAGCTCTGTTAGATACTTTATCTAACTCTCCACTGAATTTTTCTACTTCAAGTCGTTTCTTAGCGTGAACTTCTTCACGTTGGGCAGTTTGTAAATCTCCCCTGACTTTCTTTAATTCTTCTGCCATTGCTTGCATTTGTTGTTGCATTTGTTTCATTTGTCCACTTCTTTCCATTACACCATCTAAATCTACTAATTCTGATTTCTTTAATACTTCTGTTTGGTCTATAAGTCCCATTTGATACATTTGCATGTATGTATTTAATAATGCCATTCTATTTGTTGGTAATGTAGAACCTGATTGTACAACAATATCATATCTACCAGCTCCTATATCATGAAATCTTCTTACATCTCCATTATCCATTTCTTTATAAAAATTAAATTTTTGTTCTTTTTCATCGCCATTTGGTTGTATAAGTCTAATAACTTTTTCTTCTGTATATAACTGTTGAATAAGTGGTATTGCTACTTTTGCAAGTTGATTTAACATTCCTTCTATATCATCTCTTCTAGATTTAATTCTACGCTGGCCAAATTCATCTACAACCATTGTTCCTCTAAATGTAGACGGTGCACTTTTACCACTACCTTGCATTAATTCAAAAATACCAAATCCGTACTCAAGGTCGTATTTAGCATCAGCTTCATTTTTATAAAGCTCATTTGGTAGTGGGACTGGGCCAGCCACAATCGGTGCACCTAACTCTGCATCAAATTCAATAACACTTGTTCCTGCTTTACTCCATTCTTGTTCTATTTGATTCAAATCAGCAGAACCACGTGGAATCAATAATTTAACATTTGTACTTGTACTTGCATGAGCAATAATTAATGAACGAATTTTATTAATATACTCTTGTAAAGGTCTATATAGTCTTACATCACTTTCTGGAAATGGATTTCTATGATGAACATTCATAAGTGGTACTATAGGATAATCTTCTGTTGGTAATAATCTATGGTATAAAAGTTTATCTCCAACAGTGACTACAAGTTTTACTCTACATTCTTCAATCTTATTGCAAACAATAGTTCCAGTCCCTTCTAATTCTTCTACTGTCATTGGTATTAAAATAGTTGTACTGCCAGGTATAGAATTTTCATCCTCTTCCCCAGGAACTCTTATAGGTTTTTGAGATATAGGTTGTCCTTGCTCGTCATATTGCGGGTCTGCTAGTTCGTAATGAAATAAAGGACCTATTTCTTCTATCACTTTAAACATATCCTCTACAGACTCATCTTCAAACAAAATTACTTCTTCACCTTTAATTGTTTTTACTTTTACATACATTTTTGATAAATACTCTAAATATTCTTCTTCATCTAATAAAAACTCTCTTTGTGAAAAAGGTTCATAACAATTATAGTAGCAATGCATTTCTTTTGTATATCTTTCTATATATTGTCTTCTATTATGTACTGTTTCAGTACCATCTGTGTCAAATAACTGTCCTTCTGTTGCAGCTAAATTTGTAACAGGATGGTCATCTGACTCATCTGGATGCATAGCAGATTGTTCAATTATGTCATAAAACTCAGGATAAACTTGCATAGCTTGCTCATCAGTCATATAAGTAGTAACTAAAATATTAGCAGCATCTCTTGCATATACGTCTTTTGCATTCGGGTCAATGTATACATCTAATGGATTTATAGATTTCAAATAAACTTCGCCTTTACCCATATCAGCATCTGGGTCTTGGTATACTTGTAAAACTCCCATACCTCCAACATAATAATCATCTATAGATTTTTTTAATTCTTCATCACCAGATGATATTTGCCAGATATATTGAAACAAATCAGAAAAAACTTTTGCAGTATCCCTGTCTGAATCTTCTCTACCTGTAGAACGAAACTGAGGTGAATTGTACGTAAGTAATGATTTTGCTGTTTCTACTATAGGATGTATTCTATTTACAACAATAGGTGCTTGTCCTCGTGCCTCTAGAACATCACGTTCTTCGTTAGTCCACTGTGCACCTGCTCTAAATTCTACAGATTCTTGAAATTTTTGTGCCCAAAGCTCTCTAGCAGTTTTATAGTCAGTAAAAAGCTCTCTGGTGGTTTCGACTTCTTCTGGAGTTTCTACTTGATTTATATCTCCAGATTTGTAATCAAATACAAATTCTAAATCATCCTTGTTTTGCTTCCTTGTGCTTTGTACTCTTTTTTGAATTTTTTCTGGCATCTATCTCTATATATCCTTTTGGCACTTCTATTTTATTTAAATTATCTAATTTTTTAATCAATTTATCAAATGTAAAATAATACTTGCTTTTATCCATAAATGTATTAGGGTCAAATTACGTGTATTTTTTTGCTTGTGTCAAGAGATATTTACAATAATTTCCAAGATTTTGCCTTTTTTTGCATATACCAAGGGTTTTCTTGCTTTTTTTCAGTAGAATCATGTGCAGGTTTATAGCAATTTTTATTTGCATAAAAGAATCCATCTAACAAATCATCATGCTTTCCTCTTGGATATAAAGTTAATTCATCTATAAAAGCTTGCATATTTTTTTGTATGTGCACTTTTTTATTAGCAAATAATGGCTGCAAGCTTTCTAAACGATAAGACTTGCTTGTTCTTGGATTCTCTTTTATTTCCAGACCAGGTATAAACATACCCATCTCTTCTGCCTTTTCTTTTATGTATTGTCTCAACATTTCTTGATATCCTACAGATTCAATTCTTGTTTTAGCACTTTTAAAATTTTTAAAATTATCTATAATAGAATCAGCTAAATCTAAAGGTGTTGCTCGTTTTCTAAAATACGGTAATACCCAACGATTATTATCAGAATCAACAGCAATATTAAATATAACACTATAGTCTGCTCCTTTCTTAGTACTAGATGCAGGGTCGATTCCAGTAAACACGTTTACAGGTCTACTCTCTTCTACTTCCTCACCATTTAGGTTCGTCAGGATGAGAGTTGACAACCCTTGCTCATCTTGTTGAATGTATCCATCATAGTACTGCAAATCTTCTTTTCTAAACAAATTATCTTCATCACCGACTATTTGACAAAGATATTCTCTATAAAATACAGATAATCTATTTATACTTTCAAGCTCTGACTTTTTTTCTTTGAGTTTATCAACAGGCCATACTTCTTTCCATAATGTATAGTTTTCTTCTAGGTTAGGTCTAAATTCTAAAGTATTCCAACCTTTCATCTCTTTCAATGTTTCTACCATACATCTTTCATGTTGGGGAGTACCAATAACACATATCCTTCCTGTCAAAGGGTCAAGTGAAGGAACACCTGATTGAAGCAACCATCTTAAATTATATTCCATAGCTTCAGATGTCTTTGTGTTATTTTCATCTTCTGGGTCATCTAAGATTAAAAGAGTTGGTCTTTGATTACCATGCTTAATACCACGTATCTGTTGTCCTGTACCCTTACAAACTATCAAACTTCCATCTTTTAACTCTATCTCAGTATTAGTCCATTTTCTTGCTGACTGCATACCCCAATACCCAAAAAAATATCTAAACTCTTTTGAGTAGTCTAAAACATCTTTTATAGTACCAAGTAACTTAGTAGCATGTGATTGAGTTCTAGATACAAGAACAATTACTTTAATACCAGGAGTAAACATCAAATGAAATAATGGCCATATACCAGCTACAACAGAACTTTTTGCATGACCTCTCGGTGCAATAATATTTATTTGCTTTTCTTCATCATTTAATAATTCTTTAGTTAAATCATAATGAAAAGGTGGTGATTCACTGCTAAACATGTTGGGCATAACCATTCTACCAAACAAAAGCATATCTTGTTGCATATCTAATAATATTTTTTGTTTGTCCATTAACTATCCTGTATTACCAAAGTAACTTCAAAATCTTCTGCTACTGCTGCTAAAACAGCAAGAAGCTCACTAAGATTCTGTTTTTTCCCCGATATAATCACTATTTTCTTCATCCAACTGCCTAGTCTGTGTAGCTTTAAGTTTTTTAGTTTGCTTTTCATAAGAATCTGCAATTTGATGTGACATGTCCATTTCAAGTGATTCTGTTACTTGTTTAGTCTTTGGTTTCATATCTAAAAATTCTGACAACTCTTTAGCTGCACGTATCATATTACCAGAATCTTCTTTTACTTTTGCTACCTCAATAGCATCTTTTATAACATCTAATACAAATCCTTCATCTATATCCTTATCAATTAAAATATCTTTTAACTTATCTTGTATCATTTTTTTTACCTGTTTAGTTTTAAACAATCTTTTTGCAGCAATCACGGGATTATCTTGGTCTGGCCTATACAATCTACCTATTTGCTCCCAATCTGGCGATTTTCCTGCCATTTTGTAAGCAATATAAGCATCCATAGCTATATCTGCACCCTTTTTCTGCACTTCTAGGTCATTATAGCTCTTTGTAGACACTGTACTAAAGTTATTTGACCTCCAATGCGGTTCAAACTCTAATTTACCCCATGCAGTTAGCCATTGTCTACCATATGGGTAGGTATATTCCACTTTTTCTCCATATACTTTGCGATATATACACTCAGAAACATACCCATCGTCTGATATCCCATACTCACCTTCCTTTGCTTCTCCCCAATGTTTCCATTTTAGACCACTTTCTTTTGCCTGGTCTTTTGTATATACAATATAGGTATGAGGTTCAAAGTTATTCTTTTTTAATTTTTTTGTTATTTTAATCATAAACTAATGTAGGGTATAAATAAGATAATTAATCGCTAATATATTCGTAGTTTATACATAAACGTATTAAATTAGCTAATTAGAGTCTTCTCTAGTTATTTTTTTAATCAGACCTAATCTTAATGCAAGCTTCATTGCTTCCTCTTTTGCAGCAATTTCCAGTTCAGCTTCCATTATATCATAAATTTTAATCATTTCTTCGTTAGCTTCACTGAAAGGAACTTTATCCCATTCACCTGTTTTTTTGTTAAATCTTTCCATATGACCTTTTTTGCGTCTCATGCTTTAATTTAAACAATAATTTAAAAGTTGCAAAAATTTTTCCAAAAAAAAATTGGGCTAGAATGCGTGTGCGTGATATATATGAAATGCACTCCCCCCTTATTTTGGTTTATAATTTACATTTTCGTTGAAATTTAACGATTCGTTGAATATACACCTTACTGACTAGGGGGAGTGAATTTCCCCTCTTATCTCAGTATATTAATAAATATAAGGAATAATAAACTATGAAATACTATATTAAATATTTTGTTAAGATTGATGGTGCATTCAAAGCATTGAACATTAGCTTGAAGCAATGCGGTGCTGGTCATCTTATGGAAGTTACTAATGTTAAAGCAGATGATGAGTCTAAGGTTAAGACTATCTTGAATGACGCATTGTCTTCAAGGGATTTATGCATTGGTAAGTTGAAGTATGATTCTGAATACAAGAAGTTTACTGGTAACATTAGACTATTGTCTGGTGGAGGTAATGACTTGTCTTCGTTAGTTACTTCAACTGACTAAGTTTATAGTGTGTAGAGGCATTCGTGTCTCTATACACTTTAAATACCCTACAATTAAAAAAATGTAATAAAAGGAAAAAAACTATGAAAAGCATACGATATCATTTGATATGTGAGTTAAATAATCGTTGGAATGTGCAATCAGGACAGCGTTTATTCAGGTTCAGTAAAGTAAATAGTATAAGACTATTAACACATATACAGGACCATTGTCATACAGCAGAACAGGTAACAAGAACATTATCTGACCATATGCAATATGACGCAATCTTTAATAGAAATAGTGTTGAGAGCAACAAAGTGTTTGCTCACAATTAAGATTTGTGAATGCTAAGGTTATACGAGAATTCGTAGGTAGTAATATGAAGTATAGAATTATGCTTGATAAGGTTCTAACCTTAGATATTATGCCCAAGTAACATCCTAGGCTTAGCATTCGCAATTAATTACAAGAGGCAAGAAATATTAGGGGAATAGTCATAGATTATTTCCCTTTTATTTCGTATATTCACAGGCAAAAAAAAGGAGAAAAAAATGAATAAAGGTGTGATGTCATGTTAGGGATTTAGGGCAAATCCTATGATAGTTATTATTTAAAATGATATATTATGTGCGGACTTCTAGAATCCCCATGGGTATATGTGCAATCGATAGTAACTTAGGGCTCAAGAACGTAAGTCCCCCGTTAGCAAGTTTAATAAATGAAAGGAATAAAATAATGTGTACAATAGAGAAAGCAAAAGAACTTAGAGAGAAAGAAAGACTGCAAACAATAGAAACTTTACATAGAATAAATAAAGAAAAGAAATACTTGAAAAAGTATTATGAACAATATTGGTGTATCTGCGGACGCACCATAAAAGAATGTGAGGGATTAATATGAGTAAAGATGGTATAGCTCTTAACGTAGTAGTAGTGTTGCTAATATTTTTAGGTTATATGTCTTGGGTTGGGTCAAATATTAACAAAGAAAAGTTTGACAATGGTCCAGGTATATTACCTAAACCAGAAGTAAATAGTAATTATGAACTACCAGAGTTAAATGAAACAGAAACAGCAGAAGTTGATAGTCTTATCAAAGAGAATATCAAAGAAGCTGAGAATGAATCGGATAAGAAAAGCATAGAAAGTATGCGTGACGAGGTTGTCAAAATACTTGACGAAGTAGTTGAGGAAGATAGCACAGTCACCATATCATTTAATATGCAATGGACCCCTTCGTGGGTAGACTAAATAAAGGAAGCTAATTAGTTATAGTGTGTGGCAAGGTTTTGTTTTTTTCATTAGTGTTTGGATTATGCACTTAACTTCCTTTCCCTTGCCAACACACCCCTAGTAAGATTTTAGATAGACATAAACACATGCTCTAAGATGACGAGCTTTGGGTGCCTGTATAGGTTTAAAGAAATGCCCAGTGGCATAATTATAAACAACGTATATGATAAAAATTATGTATTGTCTATCTAATAAATTTAATAACTATAAGGAATAATAATATGAAAATAAAAAGTAAAGAAGTGATAGATAGAGATACAATTTGGCTTGTTTATTATGATGAAGACAATGACGAATTGTATCGAACAAGAGTAGAAAAAGTAAAAGAAAGATGGAACAAAGAAGAAGAATATGCGTTAGATAAATATAATGATAATAAGGAGAGTTATAGATGAAAAAAGATAATATAACATACATTGATGGAACAGGTAAAACAGTAACATCAAAAGAAAAATATACAAAATTTCCATACGAAATGGAAGAATCAACATTCTTAGAAGAAGGTCATGAATTGTTGACAGTCCAAAATCCCTTCAGTGGAGAAACATACACATTAACACCAGTAGAAGAGAGTGTGTATTCAATGATTATGGGCTCACAAATGATGCCTAGATACATGACAAGTCCTGGATTACAAAAGATTGTAAGACAAGGATTAGATTGGTTTAGAGATAATAATGCAAAAGCGTATATGACGCTATTAGATTAATAATAATAAAAGGAGAGTAAAAATGATAGATAGAACTATGTGGTTCTTATATAACAGACTTGGTGATAGTGGAAGACAAACACCAAATATAGATTCAATATCTGAAATGTTCTTTAACTATTGGAAGATAATGAATGTGATAGATATTAATACACAAACATTGAGTGCTATTGATATATACAATGGTCTTAGTGCTTGTTATGATAAAACAGCAAGGTCAACAGCAAAAAATCTGTATGAGTATGGAGAAGTTCCTGCTAATGCAGATTATCGTATTAGTTATTACGAACAAGAACACGAAATATATGATACATATGCATGTTGCAGCAATCTAAATGCTGTATTAGTTGAGGGTATGGACCCTGAGTTTGATGATACAGAACCATTTAGAGAAGCACTAAACGAAGTAGCATTCGAAAATATAGAGTATGAAGTTGAAAGTGAAACATTTACTTTGAATGAAGACACTATTGAATGGTATAAAACAGTTCATCCAAGCGATGACAAGTTAGTTAATTACATGTATGATACAGGTAAAAATCTTGAATGGGATGATATTGATGATTTCCTTCGTGATAAATTGTCTGATATCGCACATAATAATGCTAATATGCATCAATCAACAATTAGAAAGTTTATGTTAGATAGACTTGCTAATCAAAACATTAATATCATAGATGGTTTAGAACAAACTGAAGATGGTATGAAAGAAGTTGACCCTAATACAGGAGAACTTCAGGACTAATTAGTCACATTACAGGTGGTCCAGCAAGGTGTGAGAATAAGCATCGATTTAAATGGAATATCCTGAGTGACTTAAATCAGAATAGAAGTAGTATAGTATAGTTAAAGGTATCAGCTGTGAGCATTCTATACCTCTGCTACTTCAGTTCTGAATAATATTAATAATAATGCGTTACGAGTATCTTGCATTGCCCTTACCAGTAGATAAAAACATAGTATACTGTGTTCTACTTGCAGAGAGATATGGAGTAGGGTAAGGTTTAACGCATTATTACAACAATAAGGAGAAATAAAATGGGAAGATATTACCATGGAGATATAGAAGGTAAGTTTTGGTTTGCAGTACAATGTTCAACAGATGGTGAATATTTTGGGATGGAACAACAAGAACCAAGTCACATACCTTATTACTCTGATGATTTAGAGTTAGCAGAAGAAGGTATTCGTGAGTGTAAACAAAAATTACGTGGATACTTAACTAAATTAAACAAATTCTTTAAAACAAACGACTCATACAATCATGAATCACTAGCAAAAGGCATAGGAGTTGAAATAGAAAAAATTCCTTATTTGCTAGAATGGTATGCAAGATTGTATTTAGGAGTAAGAATAGCTAATTGTATAAAAGAAGAAGGTTCTTGCTGGTATGAAGCAGAACTATAATAAGGAGGAATAATATGGGTTTAGACCAATACGCAGGTACAATGCGTGAAAAAGTATATAAATACACAACACCTCAGGGTGAGAAAAAAGAAGATAAATATCAGATGGCAGGTCCATTTGAATGGCGTAAACACGCTAGACTACAAGAGTTTATGAACACCCTTTATATGGAAAGAAATAAACTTGAATCCAAATGGGAACGTGATAAAATTCACGATGGAGAAGATGCAGAATATTCTTGGAATCCTATATCTTGGGATAGAATAGAACTATTAGAAGATGATATTGACAAATTAGAAAAAGCTATAAGAGATGGTTATAGAAACTATTTTTGTGATGGTGGATTCTTTTGGGGTCATGAAATGCAAGAGTCCCAAGCAGAATACTACAAAGATATTGATTTAGAATTTGTAGAATTTGCAAGAGAAGCATTAGCAGATGGCGAAACAGTCATCTACGAATGTAGTTGGTAATTTAATAATTGTCCCCTAGTGATGGCCTGGTATGTCACGTAGTGGTGTATAAATCTAGATGGTAAACACAGCTAGGGGATAATAAAAATAGGAGGGCATATGCCTTATAAATTAATAAATGGCGTTCCAAAGTTTTATTCTGACTCAAAAATAAGATGGAGTAAAGCTTATAGAGAAAGAAGAGCAAAAGAATCTTACAAAAAATATGGTCATTGGGAATGTTTTGTAGGATGGACAAGAACTGATAGAAAAACTTGGATACAAAAATTCATGAAGAAAGGACATATATAATGG